GCCTGTTGTGTATATTGCATACACGAAGGCTCAATTGCAATGATTCTCGGTGTCTTCATCGTTTTAGGCACTGAAACCACCCTCACGGGCGTTTCAGCATCAGGTTCGGAGAAGGACTCCTTATCCAGTTCCCCAATAAAATTGAGGTTCGGAATAAGGAACTCATGAGAAGGAAAGATCTTCTCGAGTCGTGTAGTCCAGGCACGCGAATTGTACTTACCATTAGAGGTAAGACGATCCGCGGTAGCGCCTGGGCCATGCTTCGGAAGGAGTGTACCGTAATGGATATCGCTATCCATTTTGGAAAACACACTTCCAAAAAGCAAGTTTGACATTCGTTCGAATTCACAAAGATCTCTTTCTGTGATATTCGAGTCAAACTCACGGACTTCTCGCTCACACTTGACGAAATCAGACATTGCTTCCTTTATTCTTGTATCACTACAAGGATAAAGGATCTTCCCAAAAGACAGTGTTAACTGCCTAATGGCGAAGATTGCATCAATGTCTGGATCATCAAGCAACACGCCAGATACAGGGTCGAATACGCGACCGAAGAAACCCTGAAGAAATTCAGGGAGACTTCTCCCTCGTCTATAGTAAAACGAGGGATGGAATGTCGCGTGACCAAGGTCAAGCCACTTTTGGGTAGCTTTTCCAAGGTCAGGCAGGGTTATTGTAAGAAACGATAACCCCTCGCATTCGACTCTCCTCTTGACCGTTTTAATGTCAAGAGTGGCGCTGGTGCAGCAGGTAATGGCCAGATCTTCGGCCATTACCGTCCAGAGTGACGTAAGGCTTTTCATAGACCCTCCTTAAATAGAGGTAATCTATCCATAGCCTAACGGATCTCCCCTTTCCTAGTAAGCGCGATAATTCACGTTTACTCACCTCCAATAAATCGGGGGCGGTTACAATGGAAAGGAACCACGAGATGCCTTGGAAACCAAGACAAGAGAGGGCGGCACGTGAATTAAAAGTATTTGACAATGTCAAATACTTGATTCACGAGCACCACAAGGGCTTGACCTAAGCTAAAGAGAGCAAGAATGAGAACCTTACGGCTCTTAATCTTGCCTCTAGGCTTAGTTAGGCCTTCTTCTTTTGGAAGACGTGATGCAGCCGCGAGCGCTTCTTGGTATACAGACCCCGTACGGAGAGTATTTTCGTTAGAATACTTCTCCATCGTGAGATGTACACCAAGACCTCTACGATTCACCGCCAAGCAACTTGGTGATGATCGCATCCGAGCTTGCAGTGAACCAGGTTTTAAAACCCTGGTAAATCTGCAAGAGCTCCGTCGCCGTGTATCCAGCAGCGGGAGCGTCAAAGACTAGGTAGCAAGAGCTACCAATCTTGACGTTCGTCGCAGGGATAAACGGGTCGGGAGTGATCTTGGAATGGTCGATCCTGAGCAGATGCCGATTACGCTTCGCATAAGTATGCGAAGCCTTCACGACAATCAGCCCATCTGACGTTTGGTACTGTGTGTCATCACCTTCTACCGAAGTCTTCGGTAGGGTGTAACCCACAGAATTAATCGTCAGTGCGATTGGATCGGTAAATGCCATTAGGCATCACTCCTAGGACTAGGTGTTTTACACCTAGCCCATGTGGCTAGGCGTGGGACAACCATCTCAGTTACGTCCGGGTCAAACCCAGAGCAACAGTGATGGCGAGTTGGCGTGGAGTGAAACCACTCCAATCCAGCCCGAAACCAAATGGTGAGGCCTTCCTGCGCCTCTTCGTCTCGTAGAAGAGGGTAACAGGAGAGACCACGACGCCACCGATAGGTTTATACTTACCGGTACCGGCGTAATAGTAGGTACGTGATGAAACATAATGTTCCATCACGTAACCATACTTAATCACCAACCCATCGACTATCATGTCAGATATATTGGAAACACAATCTCCAATATTTGACACCCAGTCGAGGGCCCACGTCCAAGGTGTAGCATTCCAAACGACCTCTGGCGTAAGCTCGATCCCAAGTAAGGGACCGGCTTTAGCCGCCGCATCCACCAAGCCATAATGGCTTCCCCAACCAAGGGGTAAGTGGTATGTGAAAGCACCAGAAAACCACGTACG